CTCCTCTCGCAGCAGCACGGACAGCGGGTATTGGCGATGCCAAATACTCATCTCTCTTCCTCCGTTCCCATTCCCACACCAATACAAAGTATTTTTTCATTTCTTCATCTTCTGACCAAAGATACGGGAATGCGCGTTCAACAGATGCATGATATCTCGAAATACATGCAACCTCCTCGAACACATCGGGATTTTTTATTTTCTTTTTCCACTCATTAATGGACATCACTGTCCTCGGTGGCAAAGCTGGCAAAAAAACGGATTCTCCCTCAACCGTCGCATACACACTAGTATGACCAACGAAATCAATCGTGGCCAAAGTTTTCTCCTCTAGCGTGATCTCAAAGTTCCAATCAGCAAAACTGCTCACTATAAGCTGCTCATATGTCATGCCTCCAAGGTGGATCCACTGTTTCATCGCTACACTCAAAGAGCTAGCTGAATCATCACCCAAGGCCTTCAATCTTAAATTGCTGTCGAAATCTTTAAAAAACCAGTATTGTTTTGGTGCTACACGTATATAAGCGTACATATATATTAATGCTGTCAAGATGGTGTTAGACACCACTGTCATTACGTCTCCTGAAGGATGACCCTTCCCCAACATCAATATAAATCCATAGATTGTAATCAACGTCGGATTGGAAACCACACGTTCTAAATGTCGCCAAATTCGTGCTGCCTGTTCTGAAGTCTTCGTCAACGATCCTAAGATGAGACAAAGATAGTAGTGAAACTTTTTCAACCAGTTTTTATCCATCTTCGTCAAATCGCCACAGAACACTCTTCTCAGAAACTCCAATAACTCGGGATCCAGTTCACCCAGATCTCGCATCATTCGATCCCAGCCACCTCTTACTATGACTAGCGAGACAATGCCAAAGAAGCTACCTTTCGAGCAAACTTCTCCGAATTTTCCTATAAAGTCTCCTAAAAGCCTTCTTCCAGTGATCGTCATCGGAAGCGCTCCTGCTTGAAAAACTCTCCCTTTATCAGCTAACACTTTTTCTATTGGGATACGAGCGTCTTTCAAAGACATTTTCGAGCACCACGCCCACATTGGGCCTTCCAAATCACAAACCATCCGGTAATCTTCTTCACATAAATCCATATGGAAATCACCGTGGTACTTCAACGCAGCCTCTTTCGAGTCCCCATGCTTACTAAGGAACGCTCCCATGCTTGTTTTCATGTCAAGACGCTCAAGGCGCCCGTCATTAGAACCCAACCATGCTTCGCTCATTG